AGCGCGTAGTGTGAACTACCCGTTTTTCCCAAGCATCTCCGGCAACGGCCTTACGGTCGATGACGGACGTGGTATTTCGGTACCGAATATCACGGCAAATTTCGTCGCTTGCCTTCACAGGCGCGCGTTTGACAAACGCGGCAAACTTCTCGAGAGCCAACACGACCTCCTTGGAGCCAAGGGGTCGTATGGCCGGAAGCTTTGCCGGTTTACGCGTCTTGAAGGCAAGTCTCTGTGTCCTTGCTGGTCTTCCAGCGTCCCTAACCCTCTTCGTCTGGCCGCCGTTAGCGACGTAGCACCTTTCAACAAGGTCCTGACGCCACGCAACCAGCGAGGAGAGTTCGATTTCCTTCCCTTCGACCGCGTCTACAGGAGCCACAAATCTCTCAAAGAGTTTGGACAACTTATAGAATCCCGCACGGTCGACTGGAGAAGAAATCAAGGGACGAGGGAAGAGGCCCGCCTCACGGAAAGGTCGCTTTCCAACGATTCCCGCCGAAGAGAGCGCTCCGGATCTCGAAACAAGATCCGCGAACAGAACTCTCCGCCAGGTAGGACCGTTGTATCCCCTTCCGGTGTAACCGAGACCACCGACGCACACGGGAAGTGTGAGTCGAGGATCGGTAACAACCCAGGGGAAGAGAGTGCGACAAACACGTTCAGCCCTTCGGAGAAACACTCCCGTGACACCAGGCTCCGCGCAGAGCGGAGCCTTCAGTCCAGGAGGAATCGCCGACGGGTACGTGTACACGTCCACCCTCGTGACCTTCTTACCGTCCCTTCTCTTAACGTCATGCCGAACACCGAGTCTCTCACAGAACGTGAAGAGATCGCTGTGGACAAAGGACTTGTCGAGGTTAACTGTGGCACCCACGGACGACACCGCGATCTGGTAATCCTCGTACTCCTCGGAGCACGTGGAAAGACCAACCGCGTCGTCACCGTGACCGTGACCACCGCTGAACGACGACACAGTCCAACTAGTGACCCAAGAGAGGACAGTAAAACTGAGAGGCGTGCCCATCGGACTACCCCGTCTCGCGCGCTCAATAGAGAACTTGTCCGAGTCACCGTCTTCAGTGACCGGCCAGTACCAATGAGCGTGTGGAAGCAAGCCGAGCGAGCGAAGGGAGGTGGCGTGGTCAGAACGACGCACGACACCTCCGTCCGCGAGCCCGTCTATCACCGCCCTCACTGCTTGGTGGGACAAGCCATCCGTGGCCTTGGAAAGGTCAGAAGAGATGAGCTTGCCACCCCGTCTGCGAAGACTCTTAAGAGACGCGCCATTGTCTGGGAACCAATGGTCCGGAGCAAGAGAACTCTTGCCAAGAGACCAACGAACCCAAGTGCCCTCAACGTACGTAAGCGCGTTGGGGACGCCAATAACGCGCCACTTGTACCCGGGCGCGGGGATGGCGCACGCCTTTGTCTTGGGCCAAGGAGATCCAAAGAAGTGTTCGGAAACTTCTGTGGATCGGTCAGCGTAGCTTTGAACACTACGCTCCCGAGCCAAGCGCAAAGACAGTACGCCAACCGCGCGAACGCGGACGAGTCTGTCAGCAGACCAAGCAGCACCAACGGAAGGAACCCCGCCTCGAGCGAACTCGAGGCAGAACCTTCCAAGCGAGTCTTGTGCCTGTCGGAGAATATCCTTGGTGAATGCTGCGGCTGGAATGTCCGACGGAGGAAGACCTCCGTAGACATCGGCCCAACCGACAATTGCGGGGTCGCCGAACGCGACCTCCCAACTGTTGTAATTCACACACTGAGATATCCACAGGCGCCCGGCCCTGAGGAGGTGTGCATCCAGCCCGCCTTGAGCACCGGAATGCTCAAAGCAGGCAGAGACGGAACTAGGGAGTCGCCTCGGAACAACGACACTTCGACCTTTAACGGAAGAAGCGACGTGGTTCCTCAAAGAGGTGACCGCCCAATCCGATGTGGGAAACTCGTTCTTCGCAACCTCGCGAGCCTTGTCAAGGGCAACTTGTCGTCCCGCCAAAGGCGGGGCAGGAAGTCCCCTGGAAAGCTTAGAGAAAGCGAAGGCAGAAGAGAAATCATCCTTTGCGAGATGGCCAAGCGCGAGTACCACCTTCCTCGGAAGGAGAGGCGGTACCTCAGGCGAGCCACCAAGGGCAATTCCTCTAATGTAGGCTGCCAGGCTCTTGAGTCGAAGGACCGACCAGTCAACACCGTGAGCGGTGACGACTGTAAGGACCCAACGACGGAGAACCCAGCAAACCTTACGAGAATCCCAGCCAGCATGGACAAGAGACACCCAGACAGCTGTCCAAACTGTCTGGGTCGACGATTCTCGCCGAGCGCGATGCCTGGCCTTGGGATCCAAATGGTTCACAAGCGCCGGCTCCGCCGACTCGGTCTTTACAAGCGTTGGTAAACGCTTGTAGGTGTTCCGTGTCA